CAAGATCAGAGCCAACGAACTTATCGGCAAGACCGCTGGGCTGTTCATCGATCAGATCGAGATCGAGGACAAGACGGATCGCACAGTGCATGACCTCGAGCAGTCCATCGCCATGAAGCTGGCACGGCTGGGGCTGGCAAGGTAGGCCGGGGAAAATACCCCCCCTACCCCCTCATCGCCGTGCGCTGCGTACAGCATACCTCACAGCGCGATGTGTGCTGTCAGGTAGGGTGGCCTAGGTCAGGGCCTAGATGGCGCTGTGCGGTGTGTCCTATGCGCTGTGCGGCCCATCGCATGGGGTGTGGTGGGCCAGACGGTGCAGTGTCCGGGCTGTGGGGTGGGCGCAAGAGGGAACGGACCACCCGTGGACCCCACCTACCCCCAACCCCCCGCTGATCGACGGCGGCCCGGCTGGCTACATACATGATGTTCCACTCAAACGATGACCATGTTCCCCTCAACCACAGACCATATTCCCCCAACATCACCCCCCTCCCCCACATTTTTCCCACAATATCAACGTGTTACACAGGTAGGCACCCCTATCTTGTTGATTTAATTGTGTTTTTGTACCCCCACCCCCTATATTTTTGTATGAAATGTCCCAAAAACGACATGAGTCTCCGAAAACACGGGGGTTAGACCCTGAATCCTAGTGATTTATGTCGCTTTTATACTATGCTTCCCAATCACGGATTGGGAACCCAGCGATAGTCCTGAGATGTGCGTTAGTGCTTGTAATATCACAGCTCTCAAATCCTCCCTCTGCATGATTCCGATGTCATCACGCATCGCTCAGATTTGCTCCCTGTGATATTACAACCCAGCCCATGTGACAGAGGGCATTTCTTGGTGTAAGGTGCCTGTATCAGGGACCCTATTGGAGATTTATCATGGGAGCTGGAGCAGGACAGACGGGAGGCGGTATACAGACGATGCCGCAGATGGCGATGCCTCAGGGTGGACCCACGCAGAGTGGACTTGGTGCCTTGGCCACGCAGATGCAGCAGAATGGTCAGGCAGACCCTCGGTTGATGGCAATGATGCAGGCATTCCAGAATCAGGGTGGTATGCCCGGTGGTCAAGTGATGGGCACATTTGGTCCGAATGATATGCCTGTGCCGTATGATCCCCGCAAGCCGGGTGGCATGATGCCGGGTGATGTGCCCGTTCAGCGTCCAATGCCGGGGGTGTCTGCTCCGGGTGGTGTGCCTATGCCAAAGATGCCCGGGGTGATTGATGATTTCGGTATGCCGCGTGGTGTGTCCGTGCAGCGTCCGATGCCGTTTGATCCTCGCCGTCCTATGCCGGTCGGTGCTGGGGGCAAGGGTGCAGGTGCAGGACCTCGCGTGATGGAAACTATTGGGAATCCAAAGGGCACTCGTCCGGGCGTTCCGAGCACCATGATCAACCCTCCACGCCCGATGGTGGCAAACAACCCACGGGCTCAGGCGGCTCAGTCAGCTAACCCGCTTCTGGCGCAGATGATGCGCGGTGGATCACGCTGACCCCTAGTGTCTATACTGTACGGATACCCCCTGTATGGGGTATCCTTCTATACGTTTAAGAGTCTTCTACCGGATGTATGAGTCTACCGGATGTATATATAATATATATATACTACACTAAGACTCTATGAACTACTGTGTACACCGTGTACATGGTGTACATACAGCGGCACCCACAGTCACGGGGAGGTGACTTTGAGTTTGGTTGTTCTGACGTGGCAGTCGGTCTGCTTCTCCTCACGTCAGGGCATGGGCAGGGTTCGTCTAGGCTGTTCTCCCCAGCGCCAAGGCTGAGCCCTGCCCGCACATCGAGGCACCATGGGAAAGTACGACCACATCCTTGCCAAAATCTCCCAACTCCCCCTCGCGGAGCAGGAAGAACTTCTTCGTGACCTCGAGGAGCTGGAGCGCAAGAAGAAGATCGAAGAAGCGCAATTGAACTTTTTGCCCTTCGTCGAGCAGATGTGGCCCGCCTTCATTGCTGGCAGGCACCACAAGATCATGGCGGATGCCTTCGAGCGCATTGCCAATGGCACCCTCAAGCGCCTGATCATCAACATGCCGCCTCGACACACCAAGTCGGAGTTTGCGTCCTATCTCTTCCCGGCATGGTTCATGGGTCGGTTCCCTCACAAGAAGGTGATCCAGACTGCTCACACCGCGGAGCTTGCAGTTGGCTTCGGTCGTAAGGTCAAGAACCTCATCGACGGCAGCGAATATCAGGCAGTGTTCCCCGCCACAAAGCTTGCAGCCGATTCCAAGGCATCGGGTCGATGGGCAACCTCCAAGATGGGGGAATACTTCGCTATCGGTGTCGGTGGTGCCGTCACGGGTAAGGGTGCTGACGTCCTCGTGATCGACGACCCTCACTCGGAACAGGAGGCAACCATGGCTGCCTTCAACCCGGAAATCTATGACAAGGTCTACGAGTGGTACACCTCCGGCCCTCGTCAGCGTCTGCAGCCCGGTGGTGCCATCATCATCGTTATGACGCGGTGGGCAAAGCGAGACTTGACCGGGCAGATCATCAAACGCTCCACTGAACGTCAGGGCGTCGATGATTGGGAGGTCATCGAGTTCCCCGCCATCATGCCGTCCGGCCTGCCACTGTGGCCTGAGTTCTGGTCACTCAACGAGCTTGAGGCGATCAAGGCCGAAATCCACGTCGGCAAGTGGAATGCCCAGTACATGCAAAACCCCACCTCCGAGGAGGGGGCACTCATCAAGCGTGAGTGGTGGCAGGAGTGGACCAAGGAGGACCCACCTCCGTGCGAGGCAATCATCCAATCATGGGACACCGCGTTTCTCAAGACACAGCGCTCCGACCACTCGGCATGCACCACATGGGGCATTTTCTACAGGACCGACAGCACTGGCGCTCAGATTCCAAACGTCATCCTGCTGGATGCATACAAGGAAAAGCTTGAGTTCCCGGAGCTCAAGCAGAAGGCCAGAGAGAAGTACTACGAGTACGAGCCTGACCAGCTGGTGGTGGAAAAGAAAGCATCAGGTGCCCCTCTGATCTTCGAGTTGAGGCAGATGGGACTTCCTGTGACAGAGTTCGTGCCAAGCCGCGGCAACGACAAGATCGCCCGCGTGAACGCCGTCTCTGACCTTTTCTCATCGGGCTCCGTGTGGTACCCCCCAACAAGGTGGGCTGAGGAGGTCATCGAGGAATGCGCGTCATTCCCGTCAGGCGACCATGACGACTTCGTCGATAGCACCACTCAGGCACTCATACGCTTCAGGCAGGGCGGTTGGATCAGGGTAGACACAGATGACTGGGATGACGACGACGGGCATCGTGAGCCTGTGGAATACTACTGACAAGCCCAAGCACTCAAAGGAAGTACTCGAGGCACACGCCCAGCTTCAGGCCAAATTTGAATCAGCAATGGGCAAGTCTGGAGGTGTACGTGGCAGAGCCGGAAGGGCACTTATCGAAGAAGAAGAGGTCGCAAGGTCAAATTTGCGCGCTTTTGAACGCGCTCATGGCTTGACACCCAGCACCTAAGTCGTATGGTCTCAGTACGAGGGAGCGCACACGGAACCATCGGTTTTGTATTGGTCGAGGATCAGACTGCGCTACGGCTTATCATCCATCATAGCGCTCCCTCACAACACTTCCTTCTCTCGGTGCTTTTCTGCTATAGTGCCGCAAACCTTGCAGGGGAAACACCATGGCAGTCGATAAGCCTCTCGTCCCGTTTGACATCGAAATCGAGCCGGAAGAGCCGATGGAAGAGATCGACGATATCGAGGAGTTCGATGAGTCCACGTCAACGGTCACGCCGACGGAGGACGGTGGCGTGGTCATTGAGTTTGAGTCCATCTCCGTCGAGCCTGAGTATGAGGAAGTGCCTCACGGCGACAATCTTGCAGAGATCATCGATGAGGCTGAGCTCGAGTCCATGGGCAGCGAGCTTGTCGGTAACTTTCTGTCGGACCTACGCACCCGCGACGACTGGGCCATGGCCTACGTCAAGGGGCTAGACCTGCTCGGCATGAAGGTTGAGGACCGCACCCAGCCTTGGGAGGGTGCATCTGGCGTGTTCCACCCGATGCTGACCGAGGCTGCGATCCACTTCCAAGCGCAGGCCATGGGTGAGATTTACCCGGCATCAGGCCCTGCTCGCACCAAAATCCTCGGCAAGATGACCACCGAGAAGTTTCAGCAGGCCACTCGCGTCGAGAATGAGCTAAACTATCTCATCACCGAGCGCATGCAGGACTACCGCGAAGAGACGGAGCAGATGCTGTTCCGCCTGTCTCTCGCAGGCAGCGCCTTCAAGAAGGTGCACTATGACCCCGTCCGCAGGGTTCCAAAGTCCACGTTTGTCCCGGCAGAAGACTTCGTCGTCCAGTACGGCGTCTCGAATCTTTCTGACTGCGAGCGGTACACGCACGTCATGCGGAAGACCAAGACCGAGATCATGAAGCTGCAGGCGAGCGGCTTCTACCGCGACGTGGAGCTCCCTGACCCGTCTCTCGAGAAGAGCGACATCCAAGAGAAGTACGATACCCTTCAGGGCGTCGAGGACACCGGCAATGGTGACGACCGCTACATGCTCCTCGAGATGCATGTTGAGATGGTCATGCCGGAAGGGTTCAACGACGACGACGATATCGCTCGCCCCTACGTCATCACCATCGACAAGTCTTCCCGCACCATCCTGTCAATTCGCAAGAACTGGTACGAGGATGACGATGACAAGCAGAAGCGCATGCACTTCGTGCCGTACTGCTACCTGCCCGGTATGGGGTTCTATGGCATCGGCCTGATCCATTTGATCGGTGGCCTCACCAAGTCGGCCACCTCGATCCTGCGTCAGCTCATCGACGCTGGCACCCTTGCCAACCTCCCGGCAGGCCTCAAGGCTCGTGGTCTCCGCATCAAGGGCGACAACACTCCGCTGCGTCCCGGCGAGTTCCGTGACGTCGATGTGCCGAGCGGATCGATCCGTGACTCCATCACGTTCCTCCCCTACAAGGAGCCATCGAGCGTCCTGTACCAGCTCTTGGCAAATCTCGTCGAGGAGGGTCGTCGCATCGGCTCCGTTGCTGACGTGAAGATTAGCGACATGAATGCTCAGGCACCGGTTGGCACAACCCTTGCACTCCTCGAGCGCAACATGAAGGTCATGTCTGGCGTTCAAGCCCGCATCCACGCGTCGATGCACAAGGAGCTCCGCCTCATCGCTGGCATCGTCAAGGACTTCATGGATGAGAAGTACGAGTACGATCCGGATGGCGACTTCAATCGCCTGCAGGACTTTGACGACCGTGTTGATGTTATCCCGGTCTCCGACCCCAACGCGGCCACCATGGCCCAGCGGGTCATGCAGTACCAAGCCGCGCTGCAGATGTCTCAGCAGGCACCACAGCTCTACGATATGGGCAAGCTGCACCGGAACATGCTCGAGGTTCTCGGCATCCAAGATGCCGCGGATATCATCAAGCTCCCGGGTGATATCAAGCCGAAGGACCCCGTGAGCGAGAACATGGCCATGCTGAAGCAGGAGCCCGTAAAGGCGTTCCTGTACCAAGACCACGACGCTCACATCCAGACCCACATGGCTGCGATGCAGGACCCGAAGATTCAGCAGATGGTCGGTCAGTCCCCGTTCGCCTCTGCAATCCAATCGGCCATGGCGGCACACATCACCGAGCATGTGGCGATGCAGTACCGCAAGGAGATCGAGAAGCGTCTCGGTGTCGAGTTGCCGCCTGAGGATGCGCCTCTCCCAGAGGATGTCGAGGTCGAGCTTTCCCGCCTTGTCGCAATGGCGGCTCAGAAGCTTATGCAGCAGAACCAAGCTGAGGTTCAGCAGGCAGAGGCACAGAAGCAGGCTCAGGACCCACTCACCCAAATGCAGCAAAAAGAGCTGGAGATCAAAGAGGCCGAGGTCATGGGCAAGCTCGAGATCGAGAGGGCAAAGCTTGATCTTGATGCTGCGCGCATGGAGGGCAACATCGACGTCCAGCGCGAGCGCATTCGCTCTGAGGACCGTCGCGAGGGTGCCCGCATCGGCGTTCGCGTTGCGACTCAAATCGAAGACGCCAAGCGACAGGATAAGAACGAGGGCATCCGCCTTGGCATCGATATCGCCAAGCAGCTCACCACCAATCCCGGCGGAGGCCAGTGATGGACGGAGACTTCGTCGAAATCCTCCTGCACCGCACCGGGGAGCAGAAACGTTCAATTGAACTTTTTCTCGCGGGTGGTGGCGCAAAGTCCTACGAGGACTACTGCCGTGCCGTTGGTGAGTACTCCGCCCTTCAGAAGGTGGAGGACGATATCAGGGACGTCGAGAAGAGGTTCCTTGAAACGTGATGTAAAATGATCTAGCGTGTCGTTGTCGGGCTGAGCAGCAGGCTACGGTGGGCCTTAAAACCACTGCTGGAGAAGAAATGTACACCGACAAGACCATAGCTGGCGACGATGTTCGCGCCAAGCTCCCAGACCCAAAGGGCTATCGCATTCTCATTGCGATCCCCGAGGTCAGTCAAAAGACCGAAGGCGGGGTCTTCATCCCCGATGAACGCCGGAACGCAGAGGAGACTGCGTCCCTGATTGGCTACGTTCTGAAGGTTGGCAGCGAGGCCTATGCCGACGC